CAGACCCTTTAGCTTAAAGCGCGATCTTCCATTCACCTATCTAATCGCTAGGCTAAGCATTAGGTTGGGAATCGCGCCACAGCAGTTATTGGATTTAGACAAGACCATGCTCGATGCATTAGTGCAAGGGCTCAAGGATGAAGCAAAGGAGACAGCGGATGCCAGCAAGCGTAAAGGGCGCCGTTGAGCTTCGTAAGGCTCTACGCCAATTCACTCCAGACCTTGCCAAAGGTTTAAGCAAGGAAATGTCTCAGGCGTTACGCCCTGTAGTTAAGAACGCTAGAGGGTACATGCCTAATGAAAATCAAGTTCTATCAAACTGGGGCTTGACTGGAGATCGCATTACAGCAGCTTCATCTGCTTTCAGTAATGCCAAGTTCCCTAAGTATGTTCCATCTATTGTCAAGGCTAATGTTGGGTTTAAGACAACACCATCAAAGGCTAACTCTAGAGGTTTCCGTTCCCTAGCTTCATTGTTTAACAAGACACGAGCTGGAGCCATTTACGAAGTTGCTGGAACTAAAAACCCTAACAGTCTATTCGTTAAAAACCAAGAGGCTAAGTATGGTTCGCAGATCAAGGGCGAAGGCGCTCGAAAAGGTCGCGGTCTTTATCGTGCGTATGAGGAAGACAATGGCAAGGCACTTAGCGCGGTAGTCAAGGCAATTGAAGCAGCCAAGAGCAAACTTAACAACAGAGCAACAGTGAAAGGCTAATCATGGCAACAGTAAAAATTGACATAGCCTCGGAGTTCACAGGCAAAAAGGCTTTTAAGCAAGCGGAAACAGCTAGCGACAAGTTAGTCAAAAATACTAAAAAATTAGCAGGTGCTTTTGGTTTGGCTTTTGGTACGGCTCAAGTTGTTGCTTATGGTAAAGCAGCAGTTAAAGCATTTGCAGAAGATGATAAAGCAGCAACTATCCTTTCTAAGACTTTAAGTAATCTTGGACTTGCTTTTGCAGATCCAAGAATCAAGACATTTATTGCAGACCTTGAAAAGCAATACGGCGTATTGGATGACTTCCTTCGCCCTGCCTATCAAAAGCTGGTAACTACCACAGGCAATTGGCAAAAGTCTCAAGAGTTATTAAGGACAGCCTTAGATCTAAGCGCACAAAGCGGAGTCGATCTAGTCACTGTAGCCGAGGATTTAGGAAAGGCTTATGTCGGCAATACCAAAGGATTACAAAAGTATTCATTAGGTATCACAAAGGCAGAGTTAGCTTCACTAAGTTTTGAGGACATCCTAAAGCGCATCACCAAGATTAGTGCTGGTCAAGCAGCCGCGGCAGCAGATACTTATGCTGGCAAGTTAGACAAATTGACTGTTGCATCTGCAAACCTATCTGAAAAAATAGGCGGAGCTTTACTTGATGCTTTTATTAAGTTTAATGGTGGCGATGTTGATAAAGCCACAGGCAAGATTGAAACATTTGGAACGGCGGTAGAAAACCTTATTCGCTTGGCTACTGGCACAGGCGATAAATCATTATCAGAGATACTTAACGGCGTTGATTACAAATACGGATTTATTCCTACCGATAAAAAGCCAAACACGAATCGTTCTGCTAGCCCTGCTGGTACCGCTAAGAGATTAGCCGCTGAGAAAAAAGCACAAGCCGATGCATTAAAGGCAGAACGCGAGCGTGTACGACTTGCTAAAGAAAAGGCAGCAGCAGAAGCCAAAGCTCTTAAAGACAAGCGTCTTGGAATTGCCATTGATAAAGCCACTCTTGCACTTGGCAAGAGTAGCGATGTCTTTGACCTTGACAAGATCCAAGTTGCAGCAGCTCTTACCTCTCAGGCTGAGCAATTAGGCAAGGCAACCAGCGCAGCGCAGGTTATGCAAATCGCTAACGATACTGCTCGCCTAAATGTTAAAAAGTCAATCTCAGACTTAGAAGATGCTATTGCCGCGAAAGACGAGAAAGCGATCATCGCGGCAACGGCTAAACTTAATGAGGACATCAAGATTCTTGGCACATTGTCTAAGCAAGACTTGAAACTTCAAGACATTAAATCAATCCTTGATAGCCTAAAGCCAAAGGATTTAATTAACTTACAAAACCTAGAAGCTGCTCTAGCCTTGCTTGGACAGATCGCAGCAGCAACAGCCGCAGGTAAGAATGTAAGCGGCACATTCGGTGGCGGTAGCGTTGCATCCTCTGTCATTACATCTGCAAGCGTGGCAGCGGCTATCGGAGCGCGTACAGGCTATGACATCTCTGGAGCAACTGATCCGCGTGTTACCTACGGCGGACAAAGAATTGACAGTGCTGGAAATTACAATAGTTACAATGCTGAAATGGCATTGGCTATGGGTGCAGGTCGCTATCAGGGCAATCAAAACGCAGGCAACACAATCATTGTGAACACAGGCATAGGAGACCCTAACGCCATTGCTGAGGCAATCGATCAAGTCCTAACAGATGCAGTCCAGCGTGGCACTTTGAGACAGGCAACTCCGTAATGTCTTGGCTTCCAGAGTGGCGAGTAACAATAGGTGACGATGTTTATACAAGCGTTACCTCTGTTTCCTATGCAACTGGTCGCTTAGACATTGATCGTCAATGCACAGCAGGTTACTGCCGAGTAGAGATCATCAACACTACTGGGGCAGATTTCACTATCAACATCACAGAGCCAATTACTCTAGAGCTTAAAAACTCATCTGGCACTTATGTCACAGTATTTGGCGGTGAGGTTTCAGACTTTACAATCGGTGTCAGAAGTCCAGAAGAATCTGGTTACATCACTACAGGCACAATCTTGGGCATTGGCTCATTGGCTAAACTTACTAAGGCTATCTATAACACAGCCCTAGCAGAAGGCTTAGACGGCGCACAGATCGCAGCCATCTTAGGTGCAGCTCTTAACCTGTCATGGGCAGAGGTCACTCCAACTGTGACATGGGATACCTATCCAGCAGATGTCACTTGGGCAGAGGCAGAGTCGTATCTCGGTGTCGTGGACTCAGGCTTCTACACAATGATCTCATTGGCGGCAAGTGCCACAGAGAAGTCCCAGAGCCTAGTCGATCAGATCGCCACTAGCGCATTGGGTCAGATTTACGAATCAACCTCAACAGGCTTAGTCAATTATGACGATGCAGACCATCGCTCTACTTACTTGGCTGCCAACGGCTTTACTAACCTAGACGGCTCATACGCTACCCCTAGCAGTATCCAGTCTCAGACTCAGATCGCTCGTATCCGTAACAGCCTTATTTACAAGTACGGCACAGGATACGCTTCAACCTACAGTACCTCTGATACCGACTCTATAGCCTCTTACGGGCTCTTTGAGCGTTCCTTTGAGTCTAACATCAAGAATCTTGCAGACATCACTCTAATTGGCAACAGAGAGCTTGCATTGCGTAAGAATCCACGCGGGTCATTGGGAGCGATTACCTTCCGCCTAGACAATCCTGACATGCCATCTGCCATGCTTGACAATCTCATCGGGGTCTTCTTCGGTCAGCCTGTGCTAATTACCAATCTGCCAAGCAATTTACTGGGTGGACAATTTGACGGCTTTGTGGAAAATGTTGCACTTCGAGCAACTCCAACCTTTGTGGACATAACCCTTTATGTGTCAGCCACAGACTTCTCACTATCAACGACACAATGGGAGACAGTATTGCCTGCCACATTAGAGTGGACAGGCGTAAATGGTACACTTATCTGGACTAACGCGACAGGAGCATTAACTTAAATGGCAACATCACCTCAGTATGGCTGGGCAGAGCCCGATAACAGCAGCCTTGTAAAAAATGGCGCGTCAGACATTCGCACACTGGGCGATGCTATTGATACCTCTTTGTGGAATAGCGGATTTGGTCAAGCTGCTAAGAATAAGTTAATAAATCCTAACTTTTCTGTCTGGCAGCGCGGAACTACTTTCAACTCTATCGCGACTGGCACATACACAGCAGATCGCTGGACTGGCTTATTTATTAACGGAACGATTAACGCAACCCAACAGGCTTTTACTGCTGGAACTGCGCCTGTAGCTGGATACGAAAGCCAATACTTTTTAAGACTAGCCAGAACTTCAACTGCTGGCACAGCAGATTTCTTTGGTCAAAAGATTGAAGATGTAAGAACCTTTGCAGGTCAAACTGCCACAATTTCATTCTGGGCAAAATGTTCAACTGCTTCTGCTAATGGAATTATTTTTTATCTATCACAAAACTTTGGCAGCGGTGGAAGCAGTTCAGTCGATATTTCAGCAAGCACAACAACAGGTTCAGTCACAACAGGTTGGGTTCGTTATTCAGCGACTTTCACAGTGCCAAGTATTGCAGGAAAGACAATAGGAACTGGAAGCAGTTTACAAA